CTGGTGCGGCTTCCCTGATGCTTCAGCTATCAATTGTCCCGCAGGGTTTAACATTCCCCCTGGTGCTTCTCCAGATTCATAGGCTTCCATCAAGATTCCCACTGCTAAAGGGAGCAAAGGATGACTATATCCCGATTCTTTTAGGATTTTGACAAGAGCCGTCTTACTATGGGCGATGTTAATCACCTTCAGTTATCCGCCGCTGTTGATTGAATCGCTACTGCCATCCAGTCTTTGGTTGATAGTTTGACTACTCGACATCTAATTCTAGCTGTAACATACACTGCAGCACCACCAATAGTTGCCCCATCTGGACCTGAAGTGATGATCTAATTCTAGCTGTAACATACACTGCAGCACCACCAATAGTTGCCCCATCTGGACCTGAAGTGATGTAGAGTTGGTCATTAACACAGATGAACATATCAGAAAGACCTGAAGGACCGAAGTTATCTGGGTAAAGGTCAGCAGCATGAGAAAGGACGTTGTTAGCTACATCGATGTTTAATCCAGATGATGCTACTAGAGATTGGTCATCTGCTCTAACCAAAGCGTTACCGGGATTTAAGTCAGTAAGTTGAGTACTGATACAGCCATTACCGTTAAGCATTGACTCACCTTGTTGACCAAAGTCTGCACCAATTTGATGGATAAAGTCCACTTGGTCAATTGCTATTGCTTGTCCAGTTGGCACATTAACATACGCTGAGAGATCTAGAGTCCCTGTTGTTCTGGACCCATCTGCTGCTGCTGCTGCAAGTGTCACTGTTTCATTCAGGTAAAAACTACCCGTCTTTGCTGTTGCCATGGCATTTCCGGTATCCGGGGTAGTTAATGAGCATATCGCCGTTATCCGTCCTTATCTTTGTGAGCGTAAGCGAACCCAACACCTTAGCGTGCCTAGCCCAACCCTCGGGCTAGGGGGCAACGCCCGACCGCGCTTAGCCGGTAATAGGGGTTTGCCTATCAAATGTTTCGTTTTCTATGCATCGCATACCTTTTCTTTGGGAGACTATATACCCACCCACCGTCTCGGGTTAGATATGCCTAGTAAAATAACGGTTGCTTTGAGCCTAGATGAAGTATCGAGCGCGATTTGGGATGAGTTACCCAGGGGCGAACGCTCCAGATATGTTAGAGAAGCAATGAACAAGATTGATTTAATCAAAGTACAAGAGGATTTAATCATGAAACTTAGAAACAGATTAACTTCAGCAGAAAAAGAGATTAGTTATTTGAGGGTGGTGAAGCAATGAAGAAGTTTGAGGGATGGAGAACTGCTGAGTTACAGCACGTCGCGTCGTTACTCGCTGCCAGGGAGTTATTACCTGGTGGAGAAGTTCAAGAATTGTATAACGAATTAATCAGAGAGATAAGGAACCGTAGAGTCAACGAGGAGTTGTTTCAAATGAAACTCAAAGGGATTGAAGAAGAATAGTCTAGCCTAGAAGACCAAGATAATCCATGAGCCCTGGTGCTTGCAATCCTATCAACAGATAGAGCAGGCGCTCAAGTCTAGCTACTCTTTGCTCGATAGTAACTTCATTCACCAAACAAAAACCCCAAGTGACCTTGCTTCAATCCCCACACAAAGGGATTATCCCCACCAGTTGAAACAGTAACAGCATTTGGGTCATTACCACCAAAGAACCCCCACTCATCCAATCCACCAGACCATCTGTTGGCGGGGTCTGTCACTGTTAGTATAGCGCCTACAATTGCAAAGTCCATCCCTAACTCATATGCCAATCCTACTTTGAAAGTTTGATAAGCACCTAGTCTGGCTAGTAATCCCGCTTGGGCGGTAGACTTTCCCGCCATCAATTCTACTGGACCTGCAAAAGTGTAGTCCATAAATGCGTGAGAGGCCCCTGATGCTTTCTCATCCCAATATCCCATTGAAGGACCAGGGATGATTCTATCGAAACTATATGTATACGATCCACGTCCATGGTCATGGTAGTGAGAAGAGTTGGTTGGCATTATACCTGGTACATAAGAAGAAAGCCAATTGAAATCAAAAGTCTTTTTTTTCTTTTGTTTCTTAGCCATCAGGTTTCCGACCTTTGTTGGGTATATGATCTGCGGAGTCTTTCAACCCAAACAAGGTCTTTCTCTTTGACAGTTACTGATTGGGAAACTAGATTTGCTGCAGGGACCATGATTACTTCATTAGGTCCACTTCCATTGAACCAATAAACTCTTGACCAGTGTAACCTATCAGCTGCTGATGCGTTTCCAGAACCAAAAGTTTCCCTATCTAAGATAACATACTTGGCTCCAACCAAGGAAGGAATGTTGCTATTTCTTGCTAGGGTTGTTCTCTCTCCGTAAATTACTTCTTGAAGGTCAACTGTGTTATCAAGGAAACCTGGCACATCACCAGTTACACCAGGAATAGCCCAGTCAGATAACTCCGCGGAGGTTAATCTCCTAGTGCTTAGAATATCCAACCAAGTAACTTCTACTATTCCTGTTGACAATGAACGAATTAAAGTTTCTATTTGGAAATCCACCCCTTGGATAAATGTGGTCAATTCCTGTTGGGTATATCCAGATAAGTCAACATAGGTTCGATTCATTGCATAAGGCATAGTATTCCATACTACTTCCCAACCATTCTTAGCATAAGCATCTGTACCAGAATCATAATTGAAACCTAGGTTGGTGGCTCCGACTTGCTTCAATAATTTGCGCTGCGTCACTTTTTCAGTCATTTTCTCGCCTTCTTTGTTGCCTTATGTGCTTTCTTTGCTAGTACTGAAAACTTAGAGCGAGGGTGTTTCTTTTTGAGTTTAGCATATTGCTTTGCATATTCTTTGTTGTATGCAGAGGCTTTACGCTTTCTCTTCTGGTGCGGCTTCCCTGATGCTTCAGCTATCAATTGTCCCGCAGGGTTTAACATTCCCCCTGGTGCTTCTCCAGATTCATAGGCTTCCATCAAGATTCCCACTGCTAAAGGGAG